TTGTTTGATTTATCAGCAGTTACTAAGTATCAAGAAATAGAATTAAAAGATATAGATTTAAAGGCTTGGTTTATACCTAATCCACCATTTGAAGGAGAACCTCAAGCTAAAGAAGTCCTTATTACAGATTAAAACGTATTACTTTAAAATGATGCTTTGTGTAATGGTAGCACGACAGGTTTTGATCCTGTTAGTAAGAGTTCAAATCTTTTAGCATCAACTATATTGCAGGGTGGAGAAGTTGGTATCTTGTTGGGTTCATATCCCAAAGGTCGTAGGTTCGAGTCCTATCCCTGCAACAATAATCTAAGTGTAGCTCAGTTGGTTAGAGCATTTGGTTTACATCCAAAAGGTCAGAGGTTCGAATCCTTTCATTTAGACATTTGCTAATATAGTTCAGTTGGTAGAACACTTCTCTTGTAAAGAAGATGTCGGGAGTTCGAGCCTCTCTATTAGCTCATTTTGGCTCCATTTTGATGTCAAAACGTATTATAATAAAGAAAGAATAAATGATATATAACTACACATTAAGCGATGAGTCAATAAATTCAAAAGGCTTTATCATATTAACGGATGGTATTGATTTAACAAATTTCAATGCTAATCCAGTAGCTTTGCACAATCATGATATTGATCAAGTAGTTGGTCATTGGGAAAACGTTCATATTAATGAGCAAAACCCTGAACAATTGGTTGGAACTTTGGTTTTTGATTATTCTGATCCTAAATCACAGGAAATAATGAATAAGGTTGCAAAGAATTTAATTAAGCATGTATCAATAGGTATTAGAATTGAAGAGTTTTATGAAGACATAGTTGATGATGAAGATGTTATCGTTGTAACTAAATCAATACTAAAAGAGGCTAGTGTAACACCACTTCCTGCTAATGAGAATGCTATAAAATTGTATTACAAAAACGAGGAGGTTGAAGATACTTCAATATTCTTATCAGATAAATTAAATAAAAATAACAAAATGAACAGTAAACTTTTAGAATTAACAACTCAAGTGAACGATTTAACTAGTGAAATTAAAGAGAAAGATACTACTATTACAGAAGTAAACTCTGAAAAAGAAACTATTAAAATAGAATTAGAGTTGAAAGATGGTGAAATTGATACTTTAAAAACAGAAGTTGAATCATTAAAAGCTGAATTACAAGCTATTAAAGATTTAGAGGCTGAACAAAAGTTCAACACATTATTAGAAGAAGCTATTTCATTGAATAAGATTAAAGAAGCTCAAAAAGAGTCATTCTTAAAACTTACATATGATAATGCTAAAACAATAATTGATGGATTAGAAAGTAAAGAGATTAAACCAGAGGTAAATTTAACAGCAACTATTGAAAAAAATGGTTCTGATAAAACAGATGAAAAAGATTTCAGATGGTATGAGAAAAACGATCCAGATGCACTAAAACTAATGTATAAAGAGGATAATGAAAAGTATCTTGAATTATTCAATGAGTTCTATAAAAATTAAAAATAAATATAAAAAAAAGCAATAAATTATGAGTTTAAATACTATTAAATGGCTAAGTATCTTTCAAGAACAATTGTTCCCAAATAACACGTTTTATTCTGGTGCAATGAATGATAGTGCTTACGTAACAAACCAACAAGTAGTTATTCCTAATTACCAAGAGGAAGTAACTATATTCGACATGAAAACAAACGCTGTAGTATCGGGTCCAATAGCAGGTCCAGTAACATTACCAGCAGGTCCTAATCAATTAGCACATACGGACAAAACATATACAGTTGAGCAATTCGCATTTGTTCCTTACTATGTTGATCCAGTGGAATTTGAAGAGTTTTCATATGACAAACCAGTATCAGTAATGAAACAAGCTACGGATGCATTGAATACAATTGCAGCTACTAAAATTCTTTGGGATTGGACAGTAACTTCAACAAATTCACTTATTGATTCAACAGGAACAGCAACAAGACTTAACCGTTTTGGTAACACTGTTAAACGAATTACATTTGCAGACATTCAAAAAATGGCTACAATGTTAAATATGCAAAATGTTCCACAAGAAGGACGTAGATTAATTGTAGATGCTTACGGTTTAGAAGATATTCAAGTAATGCCAGAACTTCAAGGTTCACCAGCATTAGTTCAACAATCATTTTCTAACGGAGCAGTTATGAGAGTTGCAGGTTTTGATGTATTCATGAGAAGTGAAACAACAGGATTTACAGGAGCAGGAGCTAAGAAAGCTATTGGTTCAGCAGATGCTAATACTGATTTATCAAGTGCTATTGCATATCACCCAACAATGGTTAGATTTGCACATGGAACTAAATCAAATGCAGGAACAAAAATATTCTTAAACATAGATTCTCCATCAGTATATGGTTCAGAATTTTCAGGTTATACAAGAGTTGCAGGTTCAACATCTTATGCAGAAGCAAACAACACAACAAAAGGTGTTATTACTTTAGTAGAAGCAGTTTAGTAACAACTATTGATTATCAACACATAAAAAAGGGTGAGTTAATTTACTCACCCTTTAATATAAAAAAGAATTAAATCATGACATTAGAAAAATTGAATAGTAAAGCCAAGTCTATATTTGATAATGCTCCACTAGAGAATGTTTTATATTGTATTGAAGATGGAAATTTTTGGTATGCATCAAAAAAACAATCGGCGAGTATTTATGCAAGAAAACTTGGGTTAGAACTAATTGAAATAAATAGGTCAGATATTAGTGTTGTTGAAAATGTAAAAGTTGAAACAAAAACTAAAAAGACTACAAGAAAAAGATCTACTAAAAAAAGATCTATAACAAAAAATAAAAAATAAAAAATTATGAGATTACCAAACACTTATTTTACAAAAACGAATGGAGGTCTATTAAAAGAACTTCCATCACAAGATCCTATTTCAGGTTTAGTATTCTTCAATGATGTTATTCCATCGAAATGGTCTAAAAATAGCACTGGTGATTGTAATTATGTAACTGCAACAAATTATGTAGAAGGAGATATATTATATGATAACATTAGTAAATTATTTTACATCGTGTTAGTAGATTATACTTCTGATACTGTAGCAAATGATTTATTAGCTGGTAATATAGAATTAAAAGAGGGTGAAAACATTAAATTAATTCGCAGATTACTAGACTTAGAAGATTTAGGTATTTTAGAGAATAGTGTAGACCATTCTATAGAGTTTTACCAAATTAATGAGTTTTTCAGAATGAATGCTGATGGTTATTTATACATTTCTATTAACCCAGTTCCTGCAACATGGAACTTTAATGAGGTATATAAGCTACAAAATGAAACAGATGGTATAATTAGACAAATTGGAGTATTTACTTCTATTGTGTTTAATGTTACAGAGGTTACAGCATTACAACAAATAGCTGATCAATTAGCTGTTGAGTATGCACCAGTTCAAATACTTTATACTGCGGATTTTGTATCAGTAACAGATATTACAACATTATCGAGTTTGAGAACATTAAATGCACCAAAGGTATCAGTTATATTTGGTATGGACGGAAGTGGAGATGGTTATTTACTATACAAATCGAAAGGCTATAGTGTATGTGATTTAGGAGCTGCTTTAGGAGCATTATCAATATTATTGGTTAATGAGAGTATTGCAAGTCCTGAATTAATTAACTTTGCATCAGCAGAATTAGATTTACCATTATTAGCAAACGGACAGCGTGTAAAAGATATTTCTACAACACGTTTAGAAGATTTATATGATAAAGGTTACTTATTCTACAAAAAATTCAAAGGTAATGCAGGAACATATATCGTAGATACTTTAACTTGCACAGATGAATTAAGCGATTACAGTGATATTCAATTGAACAGAACAATGGATAAAGCTATTAGAGGAATTAGAAAAGCATTGTTACCAAAGTTACATAGTAAATTAAAAGTATCTGAAACAGGTGGATTAGCACCGTTAACAGTAAGCTTATTTACAGATATAACATCAACACCATTGAACATAATGAAAGCGGACGGTGAGATAGTAAACTTTATTGTTACTATTGACCCAAAACAGAAAGTATTACAAACATCTACTATTGAAGTTGATGTTAAAATACAACCTTACGCAACTGCAAGGTGGATCGATATAACAATTGGTTTTACAGCTACAATATAATTAAGATTTGAGTGAGTTCTTAACAGGATTCACTCAATTCAAAACGTATTATAATAAACAGGATAGAGAGCTTTATAAACAAATAAAAAAGAATTAGAAAATGAAATATAATATTAAACAAGGCGAAAGTAAAGTTATTGAATTAGCTATCTATGAAAACGATGTTCCAGTTGATATGTCAGCAGCAGTTGATGTAAAAGCTATATTATACATTAAAGGAGTAGAGGTTGCTAAATTTTCATTAACAGCACAAACAGGATATGGTGTATTAGAAATTAAACCAAATCCAGAACAGCATATTGCAAGATTAGAGTTAACTCGTGATATGAGTAAAACATTTCCAACAGGTTATATTACTGGAACAATTGTAATCAAAGAAAACGATGCCGTATTAGACGATGGTTTAGTTAGAGAATTTGATATGTCAGTTGGACAAGTATTTGCAGGTTTAGGTAAAAATGAAATCTTAGCATAAGCTAAACGTATTATAATAAAGTGGATTCTTAGAGTTCACTTTGTTTTAAATTAAATAAAATAAAAAGATATGTATAAAATTGGAGATATAAACGTTAATGGTAAAACATACGATTGGAGAATGATAAGTGTTGCTATCACTATTGATGGTAATGATTATGAGCCAACAGGTATAACATCATTAACATATTCACAAACAAGAGATTCTCAATGGAATTTCGGTATTGGTGGACGAGCTATTTCAAAAGGATATGGTAATACTAATGCTGAAGCAACTATCACTATGGCTGCGTTTGAATTACAAAACTTTAAAGACGCTTTGATTAAAAACCCTGGTGATGAAGGTGCTTATATCCAAAACATTAATCAATTTGATGTTAAGGTAATGTATAACTTTGATGACGGTTCAACTAAATTAGATGTTATTAAAGATTGCAGTTTCAATACAGATGGTGGAGGAGCATCACAAAACGATATGTTCATTCAACAAGAAATAAACTTAGATCCATCTCATATTAGATTTGGTCAAACAGTATCAGTTTAAAAAAATAAAAAATAAACATGCTATCAGATATAAACATAAATAATATATCTTATAACTGGAATGATATAGAGATACACTTTGCAGGACTAAACGTAGACCCAACTGGTGTATCTTCTATTAATTATTCTACAGATCATAATGTTGAATTTGCTTATTCAAGACAAGGTTTACCAGTTGCTCGACAATTCGGGAGATATGAAGTTAGAGCTACGATTGAATTAGATTATTATGAGATGTTAAAACTGAGACACAATCTTAAAGTAAATCCACTTCTTGTATTTGATGTTAAAGTTGTATATAAAGGTAATGACCTAAGACATACTAAAATACATGGAGAAGATCAAATAATTAGATATGATAATCATACATTTATAGATACTTTATATGGCTGTAGAATAAGTTCACCAGATGTATTAGGTGGAGAACAAGGAGAAATGAATTTAAGCTCATCTATAGAATTAAACCCAGTGTGGATAAAATATGGAGGACGGTTATTAGATTTAGTATAACAAAACAAAATAAACAAAATGAGAAAAGAGTTAAAAGAGTTATTAGAAAAGATTAAAGCAGACGGAGTTGAAGTATTTGAATTGGTAGTTGGTGATAAACCTGCTGAAAACGAAGAAGATACGAGATTATATGGTTTTTTACGTAAACCAACGTTTCAAGAATTTAGAATGATCTATCCATTAATTATAAAGGGAGATGATTTAAGTGCAGATAAAAGACTATTAGAAACTTGTTGGTTAGGTGGTGATAAAGAGATAATAGATGTAGATAATAATTTAGATGTGTTTTTATCTGTTAAATCAGAATTATCAATGTTGTTAGAACTTAGAACAGCAGAGTTAAAAAAAAAATAGATCAATACACGATAAAAAATAAAGAAGGTGAAGATGAGTTTCTCAAGCAAGATGGTTTAATATCATATCATTTTAATATAGATACTTCTTTACTAAACGAGGATGAATGGGCTATTCGATGGAATCAACTCATTTGGGTAAAAGAACAAGAACAAAAAGTATTTAAAAAGGGTAACTAATCAAATAGTTACCCTTTTCTTATATCAATTAAAACGTATTATAGTTATAGAA